ATCAAGGATGAACGCGTCACGGCTACGAACGAAACGATCTGGGACTACAGAGATCGAACCGAAGTCGCTCAGGTACACATCAGCCGCGCCGATGATGGTCGTCGGTGCGTCAGAAGGAGCCATGTAGCGTTGTGCTGCGATACCTGCGAAGGCCGAAACGGTCTGCTTGAGTGCAGGGCCAACCACGAGGATCTTGGGGCTGCCGCCAGAGGTGTAAACCTGCTGAACGCCATCCTTGAGGATTGCCTCGGTAAAGGTACGGGTCGTACCGTCCGAACGGGTCGAAACACCGATGGTGGTGGGGTTAGCACCGTCACTGGTGTTGTAGTTCGAGTTAGTCTTGAGCCAAGACAAAAGCGAACCCATCTTGCGAGCAGTGGACGAGTTACCAGCACTACGGCCTTGGTTGGCAGAAATGATGGTTTCCTGGTCACGCTTGAGTTCTTGCGAAGCCTTCGAGAGTTGATAAGCCTTCTCTGCGCGACGGCCTGCAAGGTCAACTGCCATCATCGTTCCTGACACCTGGATCGTCTTAGCAACGATCTGTGTGTAGTTACCGAGACGAGTCGTCGGGCTGATGGTTGCTGCTGTTGCGTCGTCACCTTCAACCTGTGCGTTGTTGGTTGTTGCTGCTGCCAACGTGTCGGTCTGCCACTCGTGGTAGACAGCCGTTGCTTTGGTGCGAGCAAGCGACGAAAGGATAGGTGTCTCGGTCGGGCTGATGTTGTAAATAACATCAGTTAGATCTTCACGCTGACCGATTGCTGTGAAGGTCTGGAATGTACCTGAAGGAACAGTCATTTCAAACTCCTAATTACAAAAATCTTTCAAAAACCCTTGCAGCGTCTTGTCGAGAACCAGTCTTTCTAAGTCGCGCAAAGTCCTGTTTTGCTGCTTCTGTTGCTATGGTCTTACCCGTGGCATTACCAGCTTTTAGCATCTTGGGAGCCTCGGCAACCTTCTTGGTTACACCAGGCTTGGCCTTTTGCAGTTTCTGGTACTGACTTGCCATCCACAACGTCAACACAGCGCGAGAGTCTGTTGCATTTGCTAGCTCTGCATCCGAGTAACCAATACTCTTTGCAAAGCTACGAAGTTCAGAGCGAACCTTCTCACCCTTCTCAGGATGTGCGTACTCAGGGATCGCCTCGGCTACCCTTTTCGCTTCTTCGGCTAAGTGCTTCTCAAGATGCGCCTCACGCTCTGCCTGTTGCTCTCTCGCAATGCGTTGCTGTTCAGCACGAATCTGTTGAATCTGCTCTTTTTGCCTAGTCTGCTCTGCGACCTTAACTGCATAAGCAATCGGGTCGGTTTCCTTCAAACTTTCAATATCCTCACCACGCATTTGTTGGCTTAGGAACTGATCCATAGCCTGCAAACGCTGAGAATATGCGTCTCTCGCCTGCTTTGCTTGCTCTACAGCGGCCTTTTCAGCCTCTACAGCCTTACGCTGCTCGGCAAGCGCGTTAGTCTTTTTATGGTAATCCGTACCCTTTTGGTAGCCCTCGATAAGTTCTGAGAGGGTCACTTCGCGCTCTTCACCTGCGGCTTTCACCGTAAAGCGCGGTTCCTCTTCCTGAACTTCCTCTACTGCTTCCTCATATTCGGATTCACTGGCCGCAACCTCTTGTTCTTCCGACTGGTCTTGAACTTGCTCCGGAGGAGGTTCGCCACCACCCATTAAACCCAAGAAGGCATCTGCTGCCTGTCCCACTGTCAAGCTAGTCCCTTGCGGGTTGCTGCTTTCCATACACTAACCTCTACTTAAAAATCTTAAATCGTCTCTTCACTATCTCGCCTTCGGCGGCAACAGATTCAAGACGCGCCTTAACCTGACGCACTGCGCGAATTGCCACGTATGACTCTTCGCGTAAGTCAATGTCGTCAGGATTACTATTGATGATACGCTCGATGTTGTCTTTTTCCAACTCAGTGAAGATTTCCGTCAGAAACTCGTCACCAAGTAATGCTTTTGCTCGTTCCCATCGTTGCGTCATAGCAGGCTCTTTAGTTTCTCTTTAGGCATTCTTGCTTCGTTAAGGGCTTCTAAGAAGTCCTCACCGTACTTGTTTACTGCTTTCCTACGAACAACGTATTCGCCACGCTGTAGCTTGGCATAACCCTCGTCTGGCCCGTCTGGATTAGGCCCAAGTAACGAGCGAATCTTTCCGCCTTTCTCGTAGCCAACCTCGCCTTCTGGCTTTTCTTCGTAGTCTGTAAAACCTACGATCTTGCCGCCCATCGCTCCACCTTGGGATACGTTGGCATCTTGCGCTGCCTGCTGTTGAGCTTCTTGTGCGGCTTGTTGCGCTAACTGCGTGTTGGTCTTGGCCCAGTCGTAATTCTGGAGAATCCCTGCTTGGTTGAAATAACCAGGTTGAAACTGTTGAACCTGAGACACAGCCTGCGGGATACCAAACTCTAGCGTCATTGGACGAAGGTTTGTGTATCCAGCAGTACCCGATTGGAACTGAAAGGGAACCTGTTCTGTAGGTGTTGTCTTGTAAAAGAACCCTGTAGTTGGCGCAGCAAGACTTGTCTGACCACCACCTGTAGCAAAAGGCACAAAGTTGGTTGCAGGCAGGTTAAACGTTGGTGGCATGTAGTCCGCAGGGTTGAACGTACGCGGAGGCTGAGTCGTGCCAGCAGGAGGTTGCGTGGTTGTTTGGCCTAAACCAAGAGTGATAGCACCCTGCACATCTGTCTCTGGCACTCCCATTGCTCGCAGCATGTCTGCTGTGACTTTGTTCTGGTTGTACCAATCAACCTTTTGTTGGCCTGTGAACGTAGACCAACCACTGGGAAGCGTCATCCCTGTTGGCAAATCCCAAGATGGAGGTGGCGCGGTTGTTGTTCCTAGCCCAAGCGTCTTTGCGTAGCTTATGTCTGACTCAGGAACCTTGTAATCCCTAAGCGTTTGCTCAGTAATCTTGTTAGCGTTAAACCAGTTAACTTTATCTTGCGGGGTGTAATACTGCCACTCATTAGGCAAGCCAAGACCTAACTGCGCCGCCATGAGCGTAACTGCGTCTTGAGATGTATTCCTTGGCTGCTCGACTACGGTTGTCGTTGGCGGAGCTACTACAGGTTCCGTTACCGTTGTTCCGCCGCCGAGTAAGCCAGTCGTGTTAGTCGTATTCGTCGTATTCGTTGTGGTCGCAAGAGGAGGCGCAGAGGGTATGCCCAACAAATCATATGCCGCTTGGTTAGCGTTGGCAGGATCTAACTCGGCAATTTTTGCCTTAATCTGGTCGCCTGTAATACCTGCCTGCAAAAGCGTTTGGACGTAGCCCTGCTTAGTAGACAAAGGCGCAGCAGAGTTCCACTGCAAGCCAAAGATGTTGTAGACCGGAGCAGGTGGAGGCGTGTATACCGGCGGTGTGTACACAGGCTCTTGGTAGACAGGCTCTTGGTAAACGGGTTCTTGATAGACCGGTTCTTGATAAACAGGTTCTGGCTGTGTGTAAATTGGTTCTTGTTGGATAGGTTCTTGAACAACGGGAGCGGGTGGGTTGTAACCATTGTTCAGCATGTAGAGAATGTCTGAATCAGGCACACCCGCACCTACGAGTTCCTCAATCGTCGTGCCGTTTGAGTTAAACCACGAGATCTTTTGTTGTGGCGTGTAGCTAGTCCAGCCAGAAGGTAGTGCGGGAAGTGCCATGATCTATCCTGGTATCTCAATGTTAGACGTAATGCCTGCGCCGACTTTCATAGCCTTCATCTGCGCTTCTGCTTCAAACTCCATACGCTTGAGTTCTAGCTCGGCTAGAGCCTTCTCTCTTGCAAGTTGAATGTCGGCCATAGCTTTCTGACGCTTGATCTCGATGTCTGCTTGGGCTTGAGCCATCATCATTTGTACGGCAGGATCTGGGCCTTGCTGAGGAGGTTGTGCAAGTGCAGCATCGACCTCTGGTGTCACTTGCTTGAAGAACTCAGCCGAGTCTGCAAAGCCTGCTGCCTCAATCAACTTTCCGAGCGTCGCACGATATTGCGAGACAGACACTAAAGGATTGCTCGGCCCGTACGCTTGAATGATCTGCTCTTGCTTTGCGAGAACCATACTCAGCATCGCCATCTTTTGCTCGATGTTCCCCGTACCAAGTCCGACATTCACTGTGCAATCGTACTGGTTCGACCACTCTCGCGGGTCGTACTGAACATACTGGCCGCGCATCCGAATGATGACTGCTTTGTCCTGGTACTTGCATAAAAGATGTAATAACCCTTTGAATAAGTCTTTTACACCTGTTTCACTGAAGATCCTAGCGACTAACTCAATCTTGCCTTGTGAGGCTTGCGTAAGGGCTGCTATAGCCGCAGCAGTCACGTTCTGTAGGATATTGGGGTCTAACCCTTGGGAAGCCTCTGTAACGCCCGTACGTTTGGCTTGGATCGAATCCAGGTACTCCATAAACGGGAATACCTGTTGAGCAACAGGATTGACCTGGATGGGAACAAGTGCGCCAGGATTCTTCATCCTAACCACACCACCAGGCGTAACGCTTAAAAGATCATCGAGGTTGACCTGACCCTCAACTGCTCCCATACGAGAGTTGTTCTGTAGGTACAGGTTATCAAGCATCTGCCTCGTTAGAGTAGTCTTGATAAGCTGGAGATCAACTGTACGGTCAGCAGGGCAATCCCCAAAGAAGCGATGAGGTATCGGAATAGGACAGAGGGTGTAAAACGGCACATAGTCGGTTTCTTCATTGCTTAGGATTTCATTCCCCGAAAAGTGAACCCGTCTTAGTTCTGCAATCCCATCTCCGTCGTAGTCAGTCTTTAGGTAGCACTCAAACACTTCAACCGTCTGCATGGACTTATCGAGACTTGGCTCCATGTAAGGCTGCTCGTCTCGGTTGTATCTTGCAATGTACTCAGCAGAGAACTCAAGATCGTTGTAGACAGGCAGGTTCATCACGATCTCTGCATCAAACCCCATCGCAACTAAATCAGACCTTGTGATGAGTTTTCTATGCGCTACAAAAGGCGTATCTCTTACCGTCTTGCCTGCCTTAGAGATCAAGAACTCTTCGGGAGGCACATTCTCGATCTTGATCTTTCCGGCCTTTGTTTTCTTCATAAGCGCAACGTTATGAACACGCATGACTTGACCGTCAATATCCTGCTCAACCGTCTCTTGTGCTGCGATCTCCATCGTCCCGTCAGACATGACCATGGCTAACTCATCGTCTGTCAGGTTGGCGTACTGCTCCTTTGTGACAGAAATCGAGTCATCCCAGTAAGCCTTAAGCACCCCGACCTTCTGAAGGATCGCATCCTTAAACCAGTCGTGCATGATCGCTATACCTGGGTTCTGCTTCATGAGCACCCAGTTTGTGTACTCCGTAGCTTGTTGGGCTAAAGGCTCGTCGCCTGGGCCTACAGGCTCGAATACACCGATCTGGTCAGCAGAAGTAAAAAGACGCATGAGAGGCGGCAGCATTCCATCTACTGCTTCTGCTACCTCTCCGGTTACGATCTGGCTGCGACCCTCTACCTCGTTGCCGTAGGGGTCACGCATGTAGGCAGTGAGCGCGTTCTTGCGCTGCTCTACGGTTTCTGTTTCAAGAAAGCCTATGGCGTTGTCGATTTCGCCTTGAAGTATTGCTTTAAGTCTACCGTCGTCCATTACACCACCCAGCTTACGTTAGGTTTGAGAGGCTTTGACCAAGATGTTGTCTCAGACATACCTATTGCCAAATACCGAAATGCGTCAGAAGCATGAGATGCCCAGTCATGAAGAGGCTTGTCCCAATAAACTTGACGCTTATCGTCGTATTGTCTCCTATAGTTGCGTAGCGCGTCCACTCCACGCTTAGTCTTGGAGTCGAACCAACAATAAGGAATCAGCCTTCTCACGGCTTGTATCCCATCGTCAACACCCATTCTCGGCACAATCGTGATATTCAGACCTGCTTCTTGTAGGAGTTCTAGCCTAGATCTTCCTGATCCTAGCTCTCTAACCTGCACGTCGTGAGGCAGTAATTGCTCGGCTAACTCATAGTGATTCGTTCTCAGCCAGTTCACATACCAATCGAGTCCCTGGCCGTGGTTCTCTACAAAGTCAATCAGTCGTGTTTCTAGACCTACTCTCTGACACACCCAGATAGCAGTAGAGTCGCCTATCCCTAAGTCCCAGGCTGCGTAAGTCTTGGCTAGTCCGTCTACAGGGATGTCGTGGAATCGCTCAGACGGTAGCTCATTGAGAAGTTGCCCGTAGTAACTTCCTTCGATTGCTGAGTCAAAGGAACACTCAAACTCCTGTAAGTACTTATCGTCTCCCATCTCGGACTTGGCTGCGTCGAGTTCAGTCTGAGGGATAAGACCAGTTTCGGATGCTCGGAACTCAAGCAGTGCCCAATCGTTATGCTGCTCTGCATGGTCTCT